TATCATGAAAAAATACAGCTAAAGATGTAATCAAGTCTCTTGAATTCAAGTCGGGTTCACAATCACATTCATAAGCTTGTACTGCATGTACTGTATGATTCCATACATCATAGATGTGATATGAATTATTCTGTGGAAAGCCAAACATGTCTTTAATTTCAGGAATGAATAACGAGAATACTTCACGAAATAATCCTATCTGTATATAAAACTCGATTGATAATGCAATTTTACAGAACTCACTGTTGATTCTCTCAATAGATATATTCTCTAAATTCTTATACATTTTATGAATATTAAAACTTACATCAAAATCAACCACAAATTCCAATTGTGAAGCAAACCGAATAGCACGTAAAATCCTTAAAGCATCTTCTGAAAATCTATCCTCTGCTCTACCAACACATCTGATTTTATAATGCTCAATATCTTCCATGCCATTAAACGGATCTACAAGACCAACTTCATCATTGTATGCCATCGCATTGATTGTAAAATCTCTACGCTTTAAATCTTCTTTAAGACTTCGTGTAAATGTTACGCTATCAGGTCTACGACTATCTGAGTAATTACCATCAATTCTGTAAGTTGTACATTCATATCCTTCACCGTCAATTACAATGGTAATAGTTCCATGTTGCAAACCAGTTTCAATAATTCTCTTGTCCTTGAATACTTCCATCATTTCATCTGGTGTGGCAGAAGTTGTAATGTCATAATCGTGAATTGGTCTGCCAAGAATACTATCTCTCACACATCCTCCGACTAAGAAAGCTTCATATCCATTATTTTGTAGACTATGGATAATTTCATTTGCACCAGATGGAATTTCAATCTTCAAATTAGATTTCACCTTTTACCACCCTTTCATTTACACTAGCAACAAATTCATTGATAGCCTTATAATTAGGATTATCAGGAAGACTTGTGTTTTTCTTCGCATAATCTAATCTCTTTTCATAATCATTTACCATTTCAAAGAATTCTGGGATTGGCTGATCGTTGCTATCCAAATACTTACCATTACGAATATCCATAAGTAAATCATGTTCGTCTTCTCTATACGTGATTATTCTCTCTTTTTCAAGAATATCCAAACACATCATGTACAGACGAATCAAATGCATTGAATGTTTAGCGATTTTACCATGTTCAATTGCTTTTTCATTTCTCTTGCCAATTTTTCCATACTGACGAACTGTATTCTGAAGCTCATTCCACATAGAACAATAATCTCTTAATGGATAATGATGTAATTTTACATCCATAAATATCTCTGTGTCATAACCTTCCTGCACAGCTTTATCAATATATAATTTCATAGAATCATCTTCATATGGTGTATATTTCTTTGTGAAGTCAGTCTGCATAAATTCAAGAGTCTTTAGAATATGTTTCTCTAATTCAGACTGCGACATCTGATGTGCAGCTTTCTGATTTAATCTGTATAATTGCTGATTAGCATAACCGCCAAACGAATGACAAGCTCTCTTTGATAAAAATAAATGTGCATTGTCAATTAGCTCTTGACCAATAGGTGATACATAAAAGTAATGTTCAGGCTTATTTCCAAGCATTTCTATTGTATTAGGATTGGTGTTACTCAATAATGCGACCAATTTATTAAATGCATAAATCGTGGTATCTGTTTCATTGTTTACAAATTGCTCAAAATTCTCATTAGTGAGAATCTGCATTTTACTATTCAATGCACAACCACGAATATCTAAATCACTACCCTCATTATTCGTTCCATATGCATGACTTCCACCAAGAGTTAAGATAATGATATTGTTATCCAAATTCTTATCTGTTCTCAGGAAGTCATACTTTTTTGATTTTAATTTGTCCTTAATCTGTTTAATTGTCATTGTCTTAACCTCCAAAAATTCCGCAAGAAATGTGCGATTCATTCTAATGTAAAATATATACCATATATAGTATATATTACTTATTTCTAATACTATATATGGTATATCCATAACAATTACTCACTTAATTCTGCAAGTACCTTATCCAGATCCTCATCAGACATATTCTCAAGTGCTGCATCCTGTCTCTTAGCCTTGATTTCAAGTAATCTCTGTCTCATCTCAGCATTTTTCTTAGCGTCTTCTCTCTTCTTCTTCTCATCCAGCTTCACACTAACAATATACTTAACAATTTCAATCTTATTAGAAATCTCCTCATCTTCCTTTGACTTGGTATTCAGAAGACTTTCTTCCTCAGACTTCTTTATTTCCGAATTGAGTGTCTTAAATACTGAGTCCAGATTTATGAGAGATAAATCCCACAAATCAATTACGTTAATCATTCCTCTGAATGGGAACTGATAGTTTGCTCTCGTTGCATTGATAAATAATTCGTTGTTTGTCATAATAATAATCTCCTTTTCTAATTAAAACTTAATCTTCATTACACGCTCTGTTGCACCCTTAACCTTAACAACTAAATCTGCT